ATGAGCGATTACGTTACGCCTCAAGCTTTACAAGTTGCCGCTTCACCTTTGTCTTCTAATCTCCCTCGCCATACTAAGAACACTAAAAAACCGCTTTTCCTGTTTGGCATGGTATTGCTGGCTGGCGTGCTGTTTGCTGCCAACCAACTTTTCGGCGATATTCAGCAAACCGGGGCCGTCTTCAGCAGTTCACTGCCGCTAATTCTGCTGGGTTTTGCTCTGCTTGCGGCACTGGGTTTTGAGTTCGTAAATGGTTTTCACGATACGGCTAATGCTGTTGCCACGGTGATCTACACCCGTTCACTTTCACCCACGGTCGCGGTGGTGTGGTCAGGGATTTTCAATTTCCTTGGCGTGTTATGCTCCTCGGGTGCTGTGGCCTTTGGCATTATCTCGTTATTGCCCATCGAACTGATTATGCAATCCGGTAGCAGCGAAAGCTTTGTAATGATCTACGCGCTGTTGTTCTCTGCGATTATCTGGAACCTCGCCACATGGTGGTTAGGTTTGCCCGCCTCCTCTTCACATACCTTGATCGGTTCCATTATTGGCGTCGGCATCGCCAACGCCATGATGCACGGACGCAGCGCCTTGAGCGGTGTGAACTGGGGCCAGGCGATGAACATTGGTAATGCCTTGATCCTTTCACCGATTGTCGGCTTCGTGTGTGCTGCTCTGCTGCTGGTATTAATGAAGCGTGTGGTAAAAAAACCGGCACTGTATAGCGCCAGCCAGCAAGAAGGTGCGCCACCGATGTGGATCCGTGGCCTGATGGTGCTCTCCTGCACCGGCGTCTCCTTTGCACATGGTTCAAACGATGGTCAAAAAGGCATGGGATTAATGATGCTGATTCTGGTGGCTGCCCTGCCGGTCACCTATTCGCTGAACCGCGCCCTGCCCCAGTCTGATATTCCACAACTGATTACCCTCGCTTCAACCAGCCAGACACAGTTAATGCAACACACCTCTGTCGCCGCTCCGGCTCAGCCTGATGAGGTGCTGACGACCTATCTGCGCACTGGTGAGCGTGATGCCAATGTAATTGCCGCATTGGCGCAGGTGAGCGGAAATATTGGCGCGACCCTTCAGCACTATGGCACGTTGCAGTCTATCCCCGCAGAACTGAAACCCGAGATGCGTAATCAGATGTATTTGGCTGCCGAAACCATTAAGCATCTGCAAGCCGATCACACCCTGATGTTACCTACAGCCACCCAGCAAAACCTTCAGGCGCTGAAAAACACCCTGAATGGCGCCACACAATTTATTCCGACATGGGTGAAAGTGGCCGTGGCTCTCGCATTGGGACTGGGCACCATGGTGGGCTGGCGTCGCATCGTCACCACTCTGGGAGAGAAGATTGGCAAAAGCCAGCTGAACTATGCGCAGGGCATCAGTGCGCAAATGGTCGCGATGGGCACTATTGGCGCAGCCGATGCGTTTGGACTGCCGGTTTCAACCACCCATGTGCTCTCTTCAGGCATCGCTGGCACCATGGCCGCCAATCGCAGCGGTTTACAGTTCGGCACACTGCGCAATATGGTGCTGGCCTGGGTGCTCACCCTGCCTGCTGCTGCGCTGCTCTCCGCCGCTCTCTATTGGATGATGACTTCACTGTAACGCTCGCTTCGACAGGGATAAGACAATGTCTGCACACGAAATCTGTGTAAATACACAGTTTAAAATCATCGTAAAGCGTCCAGGAGCGCCGATTTATGTCGGTTGGACTATGGTTTTTAAGCTGTTAGTGGTGAACTTAGATGAATTTCGACATTCTCATATGCCCCACCCATGCCCCACGGAATTATTAACCTGCATTTAAAAACTTTACCGCTTCGCTCGCTATTACTTGTTACCATCCTATTATCAAAGAGTCGCTTCTACTTCCCTGTACTATCGACAAACTCCGATTGATCATGATTCGCACCCATTGTGTAGCCCGGGCTTATCTGTGCCGGGCTTTTTTTTTGTAACTATCACTTCCGAAACGGAACGAAATTACCTACTCCTCTCAGTAAATTCTTATCATCGATCTTTTCGGAAACTTTAGTAAACCGTTGCTATAATAGCGACGTGATACACACAGCAACGTGTTGTTTTACGAAAGAGAATTTCCATGGAACGAATTTTACCCGCCTCTGTGCGGGTTTTTTTGTGCCTAAGCGGCAGGGATCACATCTTTTAGCCACGAATGGAGCATGATGAAGGCTCATACCAGTAGTACATTAATTTCCCCCGAGACTTGCCCGCGCTTCATCTCACTCGCAGCGCGGGCTTTTTTGCGCCCATGGTCTACATTATTCACTGGTACATATGAAAGCGCGGAGGCGAGCATGCGATATCTTCTGCTGCCAGGGATTACTACTGCTCTGATTATGGTAATTGTTTTTCTAATGCAGACACACTGGAGTCCCATGCCGTGGTGACTCGACCCATCACGGCAGGCAAATAATAACTATAAAAGATTATTAGACACTCTCCGCACAGGCTGAACTCAAGGGCATCCTGTGCTTTTTTTTACGCGCGTGCTGACTATTTCTTTGACTGATACTATGCTCAATCAGTTCCCGTTTCCCAATGGGACGCCATCAATTGCAGGCATATCATTTGCCGCCCGGTGTCCACTGCTCCGGGCTTTTTTGAAAAAACCTGACTTCAGGGTTTATGCTGACTCAGCAGGTCCAAAACGACATCGACCGCCAGGTGATTGTCATCCCCAGTAAAATTTAGTTTTACATTCTCAATCAGAGAATCTTTTGTCAGCTCTTTTTGCTCTTCCAGAATGCTCATCAGAGACTCACCTAACACCCCAATCACACGTGAGTGTAGATTTTCAAAATACTTTGCATCTTTCATGGCATACCTCATGAATGAGAATTGTTTCAATCAGTCTATACCACCCCAATGTGAGTAGATTTTTGATTGGCCTTAAAAGCAAAAAATAAAAAGGCGTACTAATATTCTTTAGTCCTGACTGCTTACTCGTGGTTGAGGGCAAGCTCTTACTCTTCTTGGAAATGTTAGGCACATCATTGCGCCTGGCCCGGTGGATTGGACTCTTCCGGGCTTTTATTTTTCCGCATCAGATTGGTGAGCCATCCCGTTCGTGTATTGCGGTCACCTCATGCGTTACCACTCCTACCACATCCACATCCTCAAGCAGATCATCATCCAGCGTAAGGCCGTCATCGGTAACTATCCGGCGCGGATGCATATAGGTATGACCCCATTCATACATGCCTGACAAATCCAGTAGTACAGTATCGCCGTTCTGTGGTCGCCGCTTCTCATCTACGATGCAACTCCGCCCTTTCCATTCCACCAGGTAGCAGGTCGTGCTGGTTGCCATCACTTTTTGAACCGGCAACGTCATCTCGCCACTGGCAGGTCCGAAATTCGAGTGGTGTAAGTCGGAGATAACATTTCCCGCTTCATTGCCCACGCTTTCTGAGTACCCTGTCCTGCGAACCATATTTTCTCCTTCCCGCTCTGGTTAAGGCCGTCGACTAAGCGCCCCACTGCTGGCCTGTGGTTTGTAGTCGTCAAAGAGATTGAGCTGTGAAATGCCCTGGCTAAAAAAGTCGCCGAGGATCGCACCTGCTTTAATATAGCGCCGCATGAATGTTGCGCTGATGACATAACACGTGTTCGCATCAACCAGCGCGAACATCACATTCCACCATTGGGATTGAAAACCTGAAACAGGCGCTCCTCACCGTTTGTAGGTGAAATGTCCCGGAACGTTGTTGTGTGGGTTTCAATCCACTTATTCGCTTCACTAAGGGAATACTCCCACTTATAACGTTTAAGCACTGCCACAAAGTCGACTGTACTGATTGTGAATCGGCCCTCTGCATCACGCTTTAGCGCCTGTCTGAAGGCCATCTTAATTTCGTAGTCACGGGGCATTGTCATTCTCACTCAATAATACTGTATGTGCGTACAGTATTATTTGTAAAAAGAAGCTTATCAAGATCGTTAACGTGAGGTTTTTGTAAAGCCTTTGGCGCATAACTAAATTTACTTTTTTAATTGCTCTGTTTTTGACAAATCATTTTGGAAACCTAAGCTTTATTAGCAACATACCGTTGCTTTCATGGACTGGGGAAATTATGAAGAAGTTTTTAAGCGGATTAATCATTATTACAGGCCTTGTGACGCTGGCAGGATGCCATCATGAAAGCCCTGCAGTAGGCCATGATGGTCGACCGCATGCACCAAGCGGCGAATCAGTACCTGGCGGCCCGCTGGGCAAAGGCCCGGTTGGTCAGCCACAGAGTTAGTCAGTGCCCGGCCACCGTGCCGGGTTTTTTATGCTCTAGCACAGAACAATCCTAACCTCACAACATGTAAGAGCATTCCCACATCACTGTACTTTACACAGTCTTAGCCTAAGAGAGCTACACGCATACAGGATGTTGCGCGTTAGCGTACGAGTTTGCAGGTTTACCCTGCCATGAAACACTTTGCCTGCCACTGAGCGGGCTTTTTTACGCATGTTGCATTGGTGGGAGGCACGGTAAAACGAATTTAGGTGGAGGGGATCAGTGTGAGCGACTAACCTTTAATCACCCACCCCGTAGTCTGCTTCAAGACGGGCGCGGTACATATCTGCCCCGTCGCCGGGGCTTTTTTAAGGAGTTGGCTTTGTCGGCCACTGTATATCAGGTGCAACACTGATGTCGGTATCGTTCAGAGCGTCAATGTAATCCATCCAGGCATCTAGTGATTCAGTTTCATCACCGCTCAGTTTGCGTCCCATCAAAAGCTTGGTCTGCCCTACAGTGATTGCCTGTGTAGCTTCATCGAGCAGTGCTTTTCTTTTCGATTCTGCAATGTCTTGATAATCCGGATTGGGAATATCAATTATAACTGGCCTACCATCAACCCATGCTCCATATTTACCTTCTGGAGGGCTAAACCAGGCGTTATAATCTTCCCTGCTAATTTCAATCAGGTCGTTCATCGTGAAACCATTTACTATTGCTGTGGCAATTACATCGCTTGAGTAAAATCCTTGACCAGCATAGTAATACTTTATATTTCCCGCATCACCACCACTTACCTCTTGCTGACTTTCAATTTTTTCTTCTGACATAAAAACCTCTTAAATATTTACAACACCTGTAGCAATATAATTTATGCGGACAGCTCCAGTCTGCGCCCCACCGTTGTTATAAACTCGGCAGTCAAAACCGGAAGTTCTAAGTGCGTTCAGTACGTTCATATTAAGATTGCCAACTGCTCCATCCCCGTTCGATACCACTACGCTGGTAATTCCCGAAAATGCGATTGGAAACGTTAGGGTGCTGTCACCCGAAGAATTCTGGGTCTGAACAGCAGTTGCGCAAATTATTTGGTATGCCTGAGTAGTGGAGAATGGTATTCGTATAAAACTGGCATTTCCCACAACACCCATGTTTATCAGCGTCTGTCTTGCATTTGTAGTTGAACTAAATGCTAATTGCCCCGCTCCTGTTATTGGGTTCCCGCCCATAGCAATTGCACCTGTCATTGCGCCGCCAGATTTTTGTAAAGCGCCCGTTATTCTGGTGTCATCCCCGGCGGCTACTGTGCCTGATGCTGTACCTACGTTTCTTGAAGATGAATTACCTAAATCACTTTTATTAGCCTTGCTATCAATCGATTCCTGAAAGTCTTTAAACTGACTCATCAGATATCCCCAGCTTGGACCAGTAAACTTTGTCAGGTCTGGCAATGTTACGGTGACAGACGCATCGCTGCTGAAAATTTTCTGCCAGTTCACCTTATCAAAGTTAAAACCTCGTATTGCCTTAGCTACATCAGCCGCTACCTGAGCCGTGATTCCGACGAGGGCTGCATTTGGTAGTGCCGTCCAGGCTAATCCGGAACTAGTTGGTCCATTGAAAGCAGTGGTCAGCGTCAATGCTGTAGCCGACCCAATAGCCTGGACACCAAGTGTGTAAGTCACTCCGCCAACAACTGCGACCATAAGGTCATTTACTTTTAATTCAGTTGCAAAGTTAGTGCCTGTACCAGTAACGGCTGTTGAACCACTGGTGAGCGTAATAGTGCCTGCTGGCATAGTTTTCTCCGGGCAATAAGAAAACCCAGCGCTCAGGCCGGGCTATGTAATCATCTCTGTTCTAATCAAGTAAATAAATCGATCGATAAGATCTAAATCATTCACTTCAATCGAAATGGCTGAGGTGATTTCATGCTGTATACAAAAAATGAAGGTATTTATATGAAGATGACACTCACTATTTCTATAGCATTATTGGCTTTATCTGGTTGCGCATCAAATACGCCGCCAATCTGCTATAACAAAGCTAAAATCACCAATCACGTATATGACGTAGCTGTATTTAAAATTGAAAACGGTAAATACCTTGCTGGAAATCCATTCCATACATGGGCGGATAAATCACAGTTCGTTGACACTTCAGAATGCGACAAGCTAAACCCCTAAAGCCTGCCTGTAATAAGTGTCATAGACTGAAGTGTTGATTGACGCTGGCGGCCCCATTGAAGAACCTGGTGGGGCATTACCAACCGATTTATATTCTCTTGCAGCATAGAGATCTGCACCAGATGCTTCAAATAATCCCTGACTGTTTATGCCTGCGCTGTAGCAGTTGTAGCGCGACTGGCCTTGTATGGGATAGGTCGGATCCCATGGGATATTAACCAGAACAGAAGCGCCAGCCGTAATAGCAACCGGTGTGCTTTGCCCTGACTTCCCCCCCACCCTCATTTCCAATGGAAGGCAGTTGTTATGCCACACAATCTGACCATCTAAATACATGAAGAACCCTGCGGAAGGAATATTAACCAGAGTTTTTGAGAATACATAAATCCTGCACGGCCCCATGGCTATCGAACCGTCAATTGCCGGGCGGAATCTTAATGACCAAAATCCATTCTGGTTAATTTCATCCCACATGACATGATCGAAACCTGATGATGCAGTAGAGCGGTGGAAAGCAATAAAAGCAGCTCCGTATGGCACAGAGGTTTGCAATACCTGCCCATATCCGGGTGTAAGGTCTATTACCTGAGTAAGTGCCAACGGTGTAAATGGAGGTGCTAATTTCATCACTGGAGGATTTTTGGTGTAATCGTTATAAACAAAGCCATCATATTTAAGCGTGGCATTCGCAGTAGCGTAAACCACCAGTTTCGGGACCGTACCCTCGACCCCACTCCATGACACTGTTTGTCCTGATATCGTCACCGTTCCAGACTTTTGAGCAGTTCCCTGGATAACGGCACCACCCACAAGAAACGCCGTCAGCGTGAAACCTGCATAGCTATAGGATTTGCTGCCGGAACCCGAGACAACGGCAATATCTACAACGAACCCATAGTTCATGCTGTTTACGGCATCATAAGTGGTTCCATCGATGTAGGCGTAATATCCGTCAGCCATTACCTTTGAACCCCCATAGAACACACTACCTGTCCACTCGCGTTGTACCAGGCTGCGCCATTGTTATCGACGACGAATTTCCCCCGACCAGCAACAGAGCCCAGTAGTTCGAATGAACCGTCCGAACGCATGATTGTGCCCATCATTCCAGCCACATAATTTGCTGAATACCAGGAGCCAATCTTGGCCAGCGTGATACCGGCGTAGTTTATGAACGCATCATTGATAAACACCTGGCCGTTTACAGCTGCGAAAGCCATCTGATAATTGCCAGCCTCACTGCCGGTATAGATACCGAACTGGTCCGCGTTGAAAGCTATCGTCGATTTGTAAGAGCTGCCTGATGGTTCGATTCCGATGGCCATTCCTGCACCGTAATAAACGTCATTACGCGTGATTCCAACTCTAAGCGTGTATGAGGCTTTTGCCGTCCCGTTATCCGTCACTGTGGCCGTCAGCTTCTCATTAACCGCCGCATTAAGGTCACCCATCTGGGCCTGTACTTGGGTCTCAAGCTCGGCCATTGCCAGAGAGACTGTAGCGATGGTTGTTTTCACTACTATCACGTCGGCGCGAACTTCACCGTTAATGGCGAACTGATGGTCAACGATTGAGTTGTTATTGAGGGCATTCTGCAGCATGCCTTCAATATTAGTGTTGATGTTTCCGGTGAGGTTCTCGAACGCCTCAGAGTTACGGATCCCTTCGTCGATCAGTTCAATCATCCCGGGAATGTCAGATGAAGCCTGCCCTGACACCTCAACGAATTGCGATACACCAAATGCATTTTTGGTGCGCACATACATGTAATACGTATGGTCGGCTTTTAAGCCATGCAGCGTCCATTGAGATGCGCGCCCGAGGAACTGCGCTTCATCCTCGACCGCACCGATGCTGCTCGCCGGTACTTCTCCGGTGTACCAGAATTCAAATGACGTGTCGGTTGTAGCCGTGACATTCATAATAGGCACAATATCGGCCGAGAAGATTCCAGGCGTCCACTGGATTGAGGTTGGCGTATCCGGCGCGCCGATCACCAGATTCACCTGCGTCTCAGCACCCTTCATGCCGTTCTCATTACGACCGCGAACTCCGAGCGTATAGCTGCCAGCGTCAAGCCCATAAAAGTCATAGCGGAATTGGTCGGTTTCGTACTGAGCAACGACCTTGCCGTCAGTGGTGTAAACGTACAGCTCAAACACAATTTTCTTGGTGAGCGTCGCTGTTTCCCACGTCGCCGTTACCTGCACGGTTTCGGTGTTGGTATTGATGATCCGCAGATTCTCGATGTTCGGCACGCGATAGCCATTTAGCGTATCGTTAGGCGTTTCGAATACCGCTCCATCATCAACAATTGCCTGCTTGTTCGGATCGTGCAGCGTGGCAGAAATGCTGTATACGGAGTTGTTGTCTTCCTCTGAAATGCCCATGATGCGGAACATGCGCGGTGCCACTTCCCCGGTAGTGATGACGAATACCGTCCCGTCACGCACCCATGCCGGTGTTGTTTTGAGCGTAATCACCCGGCCTGCGATGCTGGCGATTTCATACTTCACGAACTTGCCGTTCGAGCCTATCAGGGACATCGAGTCTCCACCGCCGGCCAACGTTGAGACGTCAGCATCAACAGTGATGGCTCTGGTTGCGTGAGAGGTGATTCGGCCACCGAGGCGTGTGGCAGCGTAGTTGTTATCCATCACCTCAACGATATCGCCGGGAATAAAGCGGATAGCCTCACGCGCCATCTTGAAGGTAACTTTCTTGGTTTCACGCTTGGCGGTTTCCAGCATCCATTTGCCGGTGCGGAAAGCCTGTCCGCGTGACGTGCAACCGAAAGCCTCCATTGTGGTTTCGTTGTATCCGTAGCGATCAATCATCTCATCGTCTGAGACGTATTCCTTCACCTGCTCCCAGCCGTTATTCGGGTCTGTCCAGGAAACGACTACCGCGTTGTAGCGCTCTGAACGCTTCATTGAGCTGTAGGTGAACAAGCCGTCGACCACGCTGGCGTTAGTGATTGATGCAACCGGGTCCTGCGGGTTATCCAGCATTACAGAGAAGCGCATACCGTCCCAAAGCGCAATGCCACGGAACATGCCTGCAATGTCATCCAGTAGGTCGCGGGCGCTCTTCTGCTCGGTGATGTAGGCGTTAAGTGTGAAGCGTGGCTCTTCACCGCCGTAGCCATCATCAACGAGCTGATCGCAGAACTGTGAGAGCACATACAGGCTTCCGTCATCTACATCGACATAACCAGCGCGGCGCGCCAGCCCATAGCGGGTATTCTTCACCAACGCGCGGAATATCCACGCCGGGTTATTGGTCCAGGCTGACTTAAATCCCCCTGTCCAGATGCCGGTATAGGTGCGGGCGATCGGGTCGTAGTTATCCGGCACGTCGACAATCAGGCCGCGCAGATGGTAAGTGCGCGTTGGCGTGTCGGTGTACTGGTCGCGGTCAACCACGCAACCAGCAACTGCCGTGTAGGGGTAAGACAGATTGTCATCAGTGATTTCGGTGAAGCTGTTCCACACCGTGCCGTTGTTCAGCAGGTCGCTGCTACTGTCGGCTGTGACACGCCGCAGGCGAATATCAAACGGCTTTGTCTCGGGGGCGTCGAAAAGATGTGCCTCGAGGTATTCACCGGATATTTTGCCGCTGATTGTTACCGTCTTCTGTGTCTGCCATGCACCGTTACCCACACGGGTTTCGATTACCATGGTGACGGCCGTTTCCAGCTGATTCCCCTTGGTGTCCTGTTGTACCAGACCAGATACGCCAATGTTCATGCGAACCCGGTCCACATCCGTGTCGGTAACTGTGCGAACCAGCGGCGTCGCTTGCGTCACATCGGTGTTAACGACCGTGGTCGCCTCGATGGCATTAAACCCGTTAATCGGCGTTTGCGTTGCCGTTCCCGGCCGCCATGCCACACTGACGCCATTTATCGTGGAGTTACCTGATGAATCGGTCACCGGCGTTTTGTTCAGCATGAAAGATGAAAGGTGGTTTTGGTCTACTGGACCATAGATCGGTCCTTCACTGATGAGGTCGAGAACGCGGAGGAATTGCTTTGATTTTAGGTTATCGTCTAGAAGTTTCGGAGTGCTGCCGCCACCGCCGCCTGAGCCCATGCTGTCACCTTAACTGATTGAAATATTCCAGTCCTGATTGTTCGTTGTGTCGATACCCAGACTGCCTACGTTGGAGCCAACCACCATTTCACCTAGAAGAAGCGGCACCGGCCGCCCCTGCCCGATGCGGTTTTCCGCACTGGTGAATGAATTGTTCGTGATGGAGTTCGTGTCCTGATCCGCTGACGTGCTCGTCTTCATGTGCGAGGTCATGTACAGCGAGTACGCCACCGATGCGACCGTTACAGCGACCATGATCCACACGGCGGCCACGGCAGAAATTGAGCCTTCTACCACCGGCACAATCAGTACGCGAGAACCGTCTTTAACGTTGCGGTTCATGTGGAATTCGAGGTTGTCACCGCAGATGTCGCTTCCATCGATGCGCATGCGGATCCGAGTGTTATAGAAATCACGCTTGAATGCCGGACACTGCGACAGCAGAAGGCGCAATCCCTGCGCTGGCGTGTCGACGTTCATTGTGATCTGGCGGAAATGTCGTCGTAAATTCCCCGCAAATCCAAAAGTGAGCATTGTTCGTGTCTCCAGATGGAGTGAATGAGTGGCACGTGTATTTGACGCAGCGGCTCGCGGCGGCTTAGCCTGCCGTGCACTTCGTGGTGCAGGATGGTGTTGTCGCCCAGCCAGATCATTGCGTGGCACGGGTCGCACTCAGGGAACGCACGCCGGATTATGACGTCACCAGGCTGAATTGCTTCGAAGCCAACTTCATAAAACCCATTGCCTGCAATGTTCTTCAGGTAAAGATTTTCCCCGCGCACCCACCAACCGTTGGTTCGCTCGAAGTCGGGTAAATCAATGCCGCAGAGATGATAGGCATCGCGAAACAGCGTGTAGCAGTCCGTTTCACCGTGCACGAACCGGCGACCGAGCAGATGCGGTACCGGCTGGAATTTTCGCAGCCTCCCGCCGCTGGCCAGCCACCATTCAATGCCGGTTGCTAGTTGTGCGGCGCGGTCAGCACCCGACAGCACCAGTTTTGGTTCAGGATGAGAATGAAAAACGGCGGTGATTTCACCCGCCGCTTCTGCTTCAAGCCAGTCCCTGTCGTCAATCCGGAAGTTTCGCGCCGGATCGGGATGCGCGTTGCGACATCGCCACAGGCTATCGCCATCGACAATCAGTCCGCACACTTCGTCGCCCGATGAGGCGGCATAGGCCAGGCAATCAGATTCAAGCATCAGGACACCTTGGCAGAGCCGGGATAGCCGCCATATGGCAGCGCGGAGGGTTTGGCGAATCGTAACCGGCAGCCGCTGCGGTGCTTTGAGCACTTATCGCGGGACAGGTCAGACGCTGGGTTGTCCTTCTCGTCGGCCACCGCGCCGCCGGAATAGCCGCAACCATCGCCGCGATACACCCACTGGCATACGTCAGCCAGGATGGTGCGCGCCGGGATAATGGCGTTATCACAGTCTACTGGAGTGGCGAGGTTGTAGGTGACAGTCTCGAAAGTCTCTTCTGCCATTTCCTCAATGACATAGCGCGATACCGCTTCCATTGTCGGATCCGCGTCCCCATTCCCGTTCGGGAAGTTCACCGCATCCAGATACTTAACCAGCACCTGTCGGCGCGTCACCACGGCGCCCAGCGCATCATCGAAATCGTGGTTGATTCCGGTAATCAGGCCGGTGATGTTTGCTACCTTCATCGTCGGGCGCGAATACGTTCCCTCTGATTTCACTTCGAAACCTTCAACGGCGATCGGATAGGCCGAGTAAGCGCGTCCCTGCCATATGACATCGTTGTAATAGCCGTTAGTGCCAGCGTGGAAGCGGATGACATCGCCGCCAAACGATTGCAGGTCGACTTCGAACAGGTCGAGCATCGCGCCAACACCGGCATCAACGCTCTCGATGATTAGTTCTGCTGGTATGTCTCGCATATTGCGCCCATAAAAATCTATGGTCACCTCCAT